CCAAACGTAAAGCATTTTATAGAGAAGCAAACTATCCTTTTAGTGTAGAGAAACTAGACTGGAATGCATAACACACTGGAGAAATTATGAGAATACTAACACTAGAAAATACTGTCTATGAATTAGATGTGTTGCCAGAAGAAATAGATGATCTACGTTTTTCTATCTTTGACAATAGTGATCCAACCAATCCAGACCACATCTATATTCCATTAATATTTTTAGAAACATTTAACTCTCCTGCATTGGTACTGCGTATTGGTGATACTCAAATGAAAATGCCAATTGATTGGCAGGTATTGATTGGCGAACCAGAAGTTGGTGACCTTGAGATGCTACCGTTAACTAGTATCAATGATAGAGGTTTTAAAACTTTCCAATTCAACCCACATACAAGTTTTACACCAACCTACATGGATATAGAAATAGTGGATGTATATCAAGATGTAACATGGTATGTACCAAAACTAAAAAACGGACAAATGTTAGCAGTACCAGTTGAAAGCAAAGACAATCCACGTTGTGTTTATTTTGTAAAAGATATCAGTCGTAACTGCGAAATTGTAGACTATAACAAAGCATGGTGATCGTATGGAATTTACTAGAGGTATATTTACTGTTGTAAAAGAGAAAGTAGATGATAGTATTGCATTGGCATTGATTTATACTGTTGGTCATGTTATAATAGCAATGAATGTTGTTTACTGGATGACTGGTTCAAGTTTATGGGAGGCCGGGCTGGTAGCACTAGTTGAACCTTGCATAAATGGTGTATGGTTTTATATATTACATAGAATGTGGACAAAATACAATGGTTGAAAATCTCAAAATGAAGAAAGTACTAATTTGTGGAGATAGTTTCTGCGTAACCGATCCAATTTTTCCTAACTTGCATTGGTCTGAAAAACTTATAAATAACCATGCTGATATTGAAATAATCAACTTGGCTATTGGCGGTAGTAGTAATTCAATGATTGCAATGCAACTGCTACACGGGTTGCAGTTTAAGCCAGACTTTGTTATAATATCTTTTACATGCTCTTTTCGTTTTGAAATTGAAGTAGATTCGACTCGGGTTCCTTTTGATATAAACAAACCTGAGTGTATACTTGAGTACCTTAAATCTAGATATAAAAATGCTAATGTTGGTGAACAGATTATGCGACCAGTAACAAATTTTTTAGATACTGTAGGTGACAATACAGAAATGTTTAGAAATTATCTGCATGCAAGTTTTTGTTTAGACACACTAAACACTCGCAACATTGATTTTTGCTATAGCATCGGCGGTTTACAATTTATAGATGACATACAGAACTTTCTCAAAAAACAATTTTTGGCGGATAACTTCTATAGATACCAACAAAACGAACTGTCGGTAAATTTGTGGTATCATAATGATGGTCCAAACGCACCTGACTTTCATGTAGGAGACGACGCTATACACAACTTGTTTGCAAACGAATGTGAGTCTAAAATATGGAAAAATTAAGTATAGCAAATGAAATGCGGTGCTTGGATAGCAAGGATCGCAACTTTTACGATAGTCTGACAGATGAAGAACGCAAAAAGTTTTCCAACTTTCTCATGATACGTTGGGGATCAAGTGTGCAAGGTCCTAGTGAACTTCAAGAATACTATTTGATAGCCTGTAATCAACGATTGAACAAACATTTCTTTGACATTAATCGACATCCTAAGCTACAATGGCTTTGTGCTACTGCTATTTCGCCAGATATGGGCAACCATAGACATACGTGGATACCACCAAAGAAAAAAGAAAAAGGCAACAACGAAGGAAAGAAAATATTGATGGAACTGTTTCCTGCTATGAAAGCAGATGAAATAGATATGCTCAGCAAACTTATAACAAACAAAGAACTAAAGGAATACATGCGTGACAGTGGAGTCGCAGACAAAAAGTGAAACCTATCGATGCAAGTACTGTGAACGTGAATTTAGAAAAGAAAGCACACTAGCAGTACATCTCTGCGAACAGAAACGCAGATTTCAAGAAGAAAAAGAAGTTGGTGTACAAATTGGTTTGCAAACTTACTTGAAGTTTTACACTATGACACAAGGTAGTGCAAAACTTAAAACCTATAGTGACTTTGCTACATCACCTTATTATAAGGCATTCGTAAAGTTTGGTAGACATTGTGTTGGTATAAATGCTATCAATGTACCAAAGTTTGTTGAATGGGTAATTAAACAAAACAAAAAACTTGATCATTGGTGCAAAGAAGTAGTATATGACGAATATCTGCATGAATATATAAAACGTGAAGCTCTAACAGATGCACTTGAACGTGGCATTGAATATAGTATAAAGTGGAGTGAACGTACTGGACATCCAGCACATGACTTTTTGCGTTATGGAAATGACAATTCAGTTGCATTTGCAATAAGTACAGGACGCATATCACCTTGGTTGGTGTTTAACTGTGAATCAGGACAAGCATACCTTGCAGATATGAATCTTGATCAAACAAAAATTGTATGGCCTTGGATTGATCCAGATTTTTGGCAAAAGAAGTTTCGTGATTATCCAGCAGATCAGGCATATTGCAAAGAAATACTTAGACAGGCAGGATGGTAACGTGCCTTTTTATACAGAAAAAATAAGTTTTACATTACCTGCAAAGGAGAACAAAATGGGATTAACTAGACCAAAAATTCAACAAATGGAAAAAGTAAAAAAATCTAAAGATCCACAATTCTATATGTTCTTACTAAAAAGTACAATACGCATTGGTGGATGCTATGCATTGTTTACTGGAGATTTAGTTATGGCCGCACTGGTATTTGCGATTGCTGAATTTGCTAGTATTGGCCAAAAACTAGCATCATGATATTCATTGACTTTCATGGTGGTGCACACGGTAATTATCTTGAGTTTGTATGTAATAAGTTTCTGGCTAGGATAAAAACTGAAGGTTCAACACCTTTTAATCCATTAGGTGCATCACATTCAAAAAAATATGTAGAACCATGTGTGTTTAGGTCAGCTCATTATAGTTTCGAACCTCCAGGAAATACATATGATACACCTATTCCTAATAATAGTAAAGTAATTGCTGTCACTATAACCAACGATGATTTATTGCCACTACAGTCAATAAGTTTATTACGTGCTGGTGATTATAATATTGATCCTGATCAACTTGAAATAAACACATATGGCAAATGGAATAATGTACACTACAAATGGGTACTAGATAACCTCATCGACGGCTTTTTTAAGGATCAGTTGACAAGCAGTTATAATGCAGTAAAAAATCAATCGTGGCCCGATATCTCAACACTCGCAGAATTTAAGACCTTACCAGACTGGATACAAGAAGAATGCGTTAACATGCATAATTTAACTTTGTATGAACTAGATAGTGCAAGTCCAGACTGCCCAAGACACGTACTTAGAGAATTTTTTAAACTTGGGTTTAAGAATCCAGAACAAGCAGGATTTATTACGGAACAAAAGAAAATGATATATGATTCTAGCAATGATGTTCGCATTTTCCCTTACAGTTGTTTTTATAATACTGATCAGTTTACCACAGAAATTGAAAAGCTCGCATCCTGGTTAGGGTATGAATTTGAACCAACTGATGAACTCACAGACCTACATAAAGAATTTTTGTCACGACAACCATATAAACACAGTAAGATATATTGTGATGAGATTCTTGAACGTATCAAGAACGGAGAACAATTTGACTTTCCTGCATTAGATTTGTTGAAAGAAAGTTACTTGACAGCTCATATAGAATTATGCTATAATATAGAATTATCAAACAATCTACAGTGGTTTAGAAGTACCAGAGAGATATTTGATGCAGAATAAATGGAATGTATATCAACATTGGGATCCACTAAAGGTCTGTGTAGTAGGTAGAAGTTATCCTCCAGAATTTTATTCGTGGATACAAAAGCCTGCAGTGAGATCACTGTTTGAAAAAATTGCAATTGAAACTGAAGAAGATTACCAAAAAATTATTGCAGTGTTGGAAAAATTTAATGTTGAAATACACCGGCCAGAGCTACCAAAGTCTACATTTCATTCAGGGCGACACTTTCCACCACCAATGACACCTAGAGACTATATGGTGATGATAGGCGATACCTTTTACAAAGGATACCAACTGGACATCAAACTGTTCTACCAAGACGTAAAAGCAGAACAATGGCCAGAAATAGAAAATTTTGATGATTTTTTTAATTTACCACAGTGGATTATAGATGAATGCTATAGAGATCATCAACTTCAGGAATACATTGATGTTTACAGTTCCTATGATAAAATATTTGATAAAATTTTGGCAAATGGTAACAAAATACATGATCCGTTGTTGCATTTTACCAACGGAGCCTTTACCACAAGGTGTGGTAAAGATTTGTATTTTGGAACCGAAACACAAACTGACGATATCAAATTGTATCAGACTCTATTAGACTCAAAGTTTCCTGATACACGCAATCATATTAT